CTCTCTGTATTCATAACTGCTGGTGCATGGTGTTCCGTTCGGTGCAAATTTGTAAAATGTCCTTACAATCTCGAATAATCCATCATTTGTCTTTCCATCCGGCTTTACTTCTCTATGTGCCGTAAAATATCGCCACAGAAATCCCTCTTCTCTTGGCTCAATGAATGAAACTATCCTTTCGTCCCATATATGCATCGGCATCCTGCCTCTGGCCTTGATAGTGACCGGGCTCCCGCAAAGAGGACATATCCCTTTTTCATTATTTCTCAATCGAATTTTCGTTCTGTCCACCAATGTAACCTCATTGCAATGGGTGCAACGCACCAGAGCCTCATTCTTTGACCTTGCTGAGTAGATAAGATATCTGCTGAACGACATCGCCTTTTCTGATACCCATTTCTTGAAGTCTTCCGGAATTTCCTTGACCGTTTCCATGACTGAATCAATAGGATTTGTCTCCTTGGCATGTTTTTCATCCAGTCGCCGCTGTTTGACCATATCCTGAAAACGTGTCACAGCTGTCCAGTCTTTTACATCTTTCTCAGTGCTCCACTCCTTGAAAAAGCTGCGCATACGATCAATGTCTGCATCCGTCCAGAAGAACATGTTCGGTGTCCATCTGCTTGTACTTTCTTTGTAATTCCAATGATATTCATAAAGACTGATATCATCCATTCTGTCATAAGCTGCAGTCAGCCATTTCACTTTTTCAACGGTCAGATCCTGTGATATGTAATCATTCTTGGAAAAAAACGTTCTTAACTGAGCGTCTTTTTTTCCTTTCTTCAATTTTCTGATTGGATAGAATGTTACCATCAACAGATCTTTTTCTATATCTTTGGTCGTTACAATATGTGTGCCTGCAGCTCTTTCCGCAAATCTGACCATTTCATCAGAGGCTTCCTCCCTCGGAATCTTTGCTAATTTTCTCTTTTCCATGCGACAGCCTCCTACAGAAGATCAAACAATGACATCTGGCCAGACAGTTCGCTGCTTTTGGTACTTGTTTTTTCAGCTTTCCGCTGCTTAGAAGCAGCATCTTTTTTCACTGGCTTTTCAGAAACCTTGGAATCATCCTTTGTTTTCTGGACATCTTTCTTGGTTTCTGTAACTTTTTTAGCTGATGCTTCTGTCTTTTTTGTTGTCGCAGGCTTTTTGTCTTTTTCCTTTTTGGCGGTTTCCGGTTTTTCATATTTGTGGTAATAATCCTCTGCCCATTCATATACAACCTGGTCTTCAACTGCAGTGGATCTGCCATTCGACTGCTTTCTGGCCTGTTCGACAATATAGTTAAAGCACTTGTTCCAGGTCTTGCCCTCCTGCATTACGTCCTCAGCAAGTCCCTGATCCTTTTCGCATCTTTTCAACAGATAAGCAATGACCGAATCCGCAAAATTCTTCTGGGTTGCTTTTTTCTTTTCAGCTTCCAGCTTTTTTCTAGCTTTCTGCTTTACCAGCTTTGCGTTTTCAGCTTCTGACTTCGATTCATCGCCTTCCTGGCTCTCTAATTTGCCCTCTACTGCATCTTTTTCCTGTTTCCCTATTGTTTCACTGCCTGCAACCGTTTCCGTCTCTAAACGGTCAGTATCAGCTTCAAGTTCCTGTTTTAACTGTTCTGACATTTATATTCTCCTTTCTCTATTGCAGCTTCAAAACTCATTCCTCTTTTCAGACGATTAAGTATTGTGCTTCTTGGTATGCCAGTTTCTCTGGACCATTGCGAAATAGTTAAGCTTCTCCCATCCACTGTGTAATGTGGGGTACTTCTCCGATTATTCATTTGAGTAACCGCATCCGCCCATCTGCAGTTTGATGGTTCATAATTTCCGTTCACGTCAATTCTGTCCAAAGTCAGATTATCTGAATACCCATTTTCAAGTGCCCAATCTCTAAATGTTCCAAATTCCTGCCACTCATCGCAAACCTTTATTCCTCTGGCACCGTACATCTCGTAAGCTTGATTATTTTTGTTATCACACCGGTATCTCATATGACGCCAGCACTCATACAGACGAGTTCCTTTTCCTCCATGGATTTTGTTGTAGTCATTCTTATGGCAACCACACGATTTGCTTTTTCCACTTTTTAAGGCAGAAGCTCGAATGATCTTCTTTGTTCCACATTCACATTCGCAAAGCCACTGTGCGCTTCTTGCAGCCGGATGATTCTCCGCTCTCTCTACAACAGTCCAATATCCAAATTTTTGTCCTTTTAAATCTTCAAACTTTGCCATATATCACTCTCCCGCCTGAAATTGCTGAAAATTTTTCGTCCTTAAGCAACTTGCTAATTTCTTCTTCGAAAATCTCATAGTCACCATCACAGGCTTTCAGCATTCCTTCGAAAATCTGATCCTGATCCATGTATGCCAACCGCCTAAAATATCCGAACCCTAAATGAATCACATCCATTTTTTGCTCTTTGCTAAGGCATCTAAATTTTCGACTAAGCTGACGTTCCTGATTCGCATTAATATTCATCTGTCTGTTTGTATTGAATGCTACAACTTTTGCCATATGTTCTCCTTTCTAGCAATCTATTTTTCATAGTTAATATCTGTTATTTAGATATTAACTCTATATATCCAACTTGTCAATAATAAATCTAATTTTTAGATATTTTTTCTTGAATATAGATTATTAGAATGTTATACTATCGTCAGGAGGTGCTGGTAATGGCTATAAATTATAACAATCTATGGAAACTCTTGATCGATCGTGGTATGACCAAGACAGATTTGCGGATCAAGGCAGGTCTTACAACGTCTGCAATCGCTCAACTCGGAAAAAATGAATACGTATCACTTAAGGTGATAGAGAAAATCTGTGATGCATTAGACTGCGATATATCAGATGTTGTTACAAGGGAGAAGGGTTAACCTTCTCTCTTGTTTTTTTGTCTATTCCATGCTGTCACCTCTTGAATCCGTGTTCCCGCATCAACATATCTATATACTCTGGTGTCGCACGTTCTGGTTCTTCTGCTATCTGGTCCCGGTGCTGTTGTTCTATTGCCGCATTTTCGTGTGTGGTAAGCTGTGCAATATATTTATTTTTCGCTTCCAGAATACTCGGAGGAAGCTTTGCATCGTTCGTCTTGCGCTCGATCAGGGTTGAATATATCTTGAAGAAGTGTGCTCGCACAGCATCCTGGTTCTCATCAAGACATATCTCCCGGAAGCCAAGCCGCCTTACCGCCTCTCTGACTATCGGTGTCAGGCTTTCCAACGCTTCTTCCTGCCTGTAATATCCATACTGGCTGATGGCCTTCTGGACTTCTCCCCAGGCTTCTCCCTGGTCTTTGAGGTGTGGAACTGTATATTCTGCACATTTCTCCCGTATCTCAGATATCTGCGGCGGGTATGTATGAGTGGCAAACAGTTCCATCAATGCTGTTTCGCAAAGTTTGTAATCCAGGTCCCCCAACATGCGGTACCACATCCTAATGCTGTATTGGTCTGGCATGACATTAAATGTTGGATAGGCACTTTTGATTGAAGCTCTGATAAAATCAAATTCTTGAGGTGTCACTTTAATCACCCATCCCTTCGCACCAGCCGGCCGTTGCCTCCATATACTGATTCGTTGACATGTTCTTTGTAGCTGCAGGTGCTTGCGGTGTTCTGGATGCCGGCATTGAATTCTGTGAACGTTCTAACCAACCAGTGATAAATCTCTTGATCCCTCTCGGTGTTTTGCGATTACGAGGGTGGCTGTCAAGCCATGCCGCCATTGATCTAAACTCCTGTTCAACATCCAGTGCCGGAAACAGTTCTCTCAGTGAATTGAGATAATCAAATGTCACATCATAGTTTCCGGATCCTGTAACCAACGGAAGAGAGATGAACGTGTTCTGCTTGGAGTCTTTAAGCTCCAAGCTAATGTTTTTATTATCTTTCTCTTTATCTAACTCTATCTCTTTCTCTATCTCTATCTCTTTCTCTACGTCACCTATGCGTAACGGTTCCGTCACTTCAATGTCACATTGTGACGCTTTTTTATCTCTTAATCGTCGCATTCTCTCAGCACTAGCGCTCTCAGAACCTGTCATTTTAGCGCATTCTGACAGGGAATATTCGGTTTCGTCAATCAGCTGCATGAGGTCCTGCTGAATCAAAAACATAACCGTCACTCTGACATTTTCAACTTCTTCATCCAGATCCAGAGCAAGCTCGTCATAGAATGTTGCTTCTACTCCCTCGAAGTAAAGTCTTCCATCCTGCTTCATTGCAACAAGAAGCATTTTCAGATAAATAATTGTGTAGGTGTCTCCTCCGGCAATCTTCCGAAGTTTTTTGATGGCCTTCTGACGGAAAAATCCGTCAGGAAGCTTTAACCAATAATATCTTTTCGCCATAAGTCCCTCCGCTTAGTAGATTACTTTTGAGCCATCATCTGTTTTAATTACTGTCACAGCCTGGCCGAATCTCGCTTTCATGGCATCGTCATGAGTGATTGCCATAATCTTCACATCGGAATACCGATCACGAATCGTCTCAAGGGCATCTACATAAGCCTGTGCGCCCTCATCATCAAGGAATGGTGGTTCATCAATAAAGAGCATTCCAAGCTGTATTCCTGCCGCTGTTGCCTTGATCTCGGACAGCGCAAGGATAACGGCAAGAGAAGCTTTTACCTTCTCGCCTCCGCTCTTGGAAGCATATGGAAGAGTTGTCTTGCCATATTCGTTGATCAGAACATCCAGCGTTGCCTTGTCTCCGTCCTTTCCTTTGACGGTGCGCTCCATCACAAATTCCACTCCCATCGTTCCACCAGTCATCTGGCCGAGAATATTGTTCGTGGTATCTGTGATATGAGGAATGATGTTCCTGATAATCTGATGTGGAACTCCGTCCTGCGAAAATGCCTGCTTTAATGCTTCGTAACAGTCCGCTCTGCCAGCAGCTACTGTAATTCCATTATTCAGCGTGGAGATTTCTCCTCGCATGGTATCGATATTTTCCAGACGTTCAAGAAGTACCCCCTTCTGGATCTGCAGTTCTCCAAGAGATTCCTTGTTACTGTGAATCTGCCTGTCTGTTTCTTCCACCATATCTGTCGAAAATGTTTCCTTCATTTTTTCTATCATGGTATCCATGCCAGTCAGCTGAGAAGAGAGGATGAACTTTCTATCAATAAGTTTTTCCATCTCTTTTTCCATGCTCTCAATCCGTTCAAGAACATGCTGCTTTCTTTCTTCGTAAACAGGGAGCTCTTTTTCCTGTTCTACATAAGTCTGCAGGTGAGCCATCTGCTGTTTGATTTGTTCTTGTCTATCAACTGATTCTGATAGCTTATTAACTGTTTCCGTTATCTCAGAGGCCTTTAATTTGACCTGTAGTAGATTTTCCTCAGACTGCCCTATATTTTTATCGTTTGATTCCTTTTCGGCCTCTAAACGGGCAATTTCGAGTTTGTTCTGCTCCACTTCTTTCTTTATGCGTTCATATTTGGAGAGTTCCGTGACGGATGCGGTCAGAATAGCAAGGCGTTTAGGATCATATCCTATGTTTTGAATTTCTTCCTGTGTATCGGCTATTTTTTTGTTGCGTTCAGATGTTAGTATCTCAATTTCTTCCTCGCATTTTTTCAGATTATCCAGTTCAACCGGAAGGCTTTTGACATCTTCAACTGCTTTCGACAGGAACCTGCAGCTTGCACTCTCAATATCCGGGCAACCAGAATTCTTCATGAATTCTTCCTGCTGTCTTATCTCAGCTATCCTTTTCTGCCGATAATCACGTCGGTTTACTGCTCCTGAGATTTTCTGCGAATAGGATGAGACAATTTCATGTAATTCGTTTTGAGCCGCAGAGAACAGGTATCTTTTTTCCTGCTGGCTCGCAATCTCTTCCCTTTCATTTGCCAACGCATCAAGTCTTTCTTCCAAGTCCTCTGGGACATTAAATGCCAACTGTGAAATCTGATTGCGTATCTGGTCGTTTCGGAACTTGCTCTTATCAATAAGTCTCTGGTAACGGTCAGTGTCTTCGATGTAACCGTTCAATACCTCTTTGGCATTTTTGTATTTAATAACGTCCTTTTCTACGCCAGAAAGCTGCAAAGATAATTCTGAATGCTGTTTTGCTTTTTCCCGTATCACATCAGCCATTTCCAAAAGATTGTTGCACGCTGTCAGTGTCTGCTTTGAATATTCCAGGTCATGTTCCATGGCACTGCATTCCTCAGAACATTCTTTTAATTCACTTCTCGCTTTTTCGCTTTCTTTCTCTGCCTCAGATATTTTTTTCTGACGTTCGAGCAGTTTTCTTCTGGATTCATCCAGATTTTCAAGTTCTTCCTGCTTTTTATGAATATCTTTTTCTACTGTCTCCAGTTCTTCCTCTGGATTTCCCTGAGCCTTAATGAAGTCAGTCTTGATCCGAACGGCTTCTTTTTTAGAAGCAAGCTCCTTTCTTGCATCCGCAAGCTTCTTTCTGGCATCCTGTTCCATCACTCCGTAGATTCCAAGTCCGAGCAGGTTTCCAAGGATAGCAATACGTTCATCTTTCTTCGCCTGCAAGAATAATCCATACTGGTCCTGCATGATCAATGCGCAGCTGCGAAATGTCATGCTGTCCATACCAAGAAGCTTCTCGATTTCAGCCTGTGTGTCAA